GTTCATTAGCTTTAGACGCATTAACACAAGGTAATTATAATGTTGCTTTAGGAACTGGTGCTTTAAGTACAGATACTTTAGGTTCACTAAACACAGCCATAGGTCATTCAACTTTAAATACACAAAACTTTACAAGTGCTAATGATTCTTATAATACTGCTGTAGGTGCTTTTGCAGGTGATAAAAACACCACAGGTACCTCTAATACTATGGTAGGTGGTTTATCTTTAGACGCTAATACTACAGGTTCTAGTAATACCGCAATAGGTAGAAGTGCAATGACAGCCAATACGACTGGTGGTGATAATACTTCCGTGGGTAGAGGCTCTATGTCATCTAATACCACAGGTTCTGTAAACACAGCATTAGGATTTAATTCTTTAGCTAGTAATACAACTGCATCACACGTTACGGCAGTTGGTAATGCAGCTTTAGGTTCAAACACTACAGGTACTAGAAATACTGCTGTTGGCTCAGAAGCAGCCGATGCAATTAATACTGGACAAGATAACACAGCAATAGGTTCTTTAGCATTAAGTGCTGACACTAAAGGTAATTATTCAACAGCTATTGGTAGAGGTGCATTAAAATTACAAAACTTTACAAGTTCTACTTCTGCTCATAATACAGCAGTAGGTTATAGTGCTGGTGAGCTTATAACCACAGGTGTTAAAAATACATTTATTGGTAGTCTTGCAGGAGATGCAACTACCACAGCAAATGAAAATACAGGAGTTGGTTATCATTCATTAGGTACAAATACAACAGGTGCGGATAATGTTGCTTTAGGTACTTTTTCATTATTTAGTAACACAACAGCTTCATTTAATACTTCTGTTGGTAGTAGTGCTATGGAGACTAATACCACAGGTGCTAATAATACAGCTGTTGGGTTTCAGTCTTTATTAGCAAACACTACAGGTAATAATAATACAGCACTTGGTTACAATGTGTTAAGCAGTAATACAACTGGTCAATATAATATTGGTATTGGTGGTAATGATTCTACAAATCTATCAACTCTCGCTAACAATACAACTGGTAGTTCTAATGTTGCAATTGGTATGGCTGCTTTACTTAATAATAGTACAGCCAGTAACAACACAGCAGTAGGTTATCAGGCTTTAAGGGCAAACACTACAGGTTTTGAAAACATAGCTGTTGGTGGCGTATGTTTAGGAGCTAACACAACAGGAAGTTACAATACAGCTATGGGCTACGCATCTCTTGATGCTAATACAACTGGTGATTTAAACGTAGCTATAGGAAACGGAGCTTTAAGTAATAATACTACAGCAGATAATAATACAGCAACAGGAACTAATGCTTTATATGCAAACACTACAGGTGCTAACAATACTGGACTAGGTATTAATAGTTTGCAATCAACTACTTCAGGTTCTAACAATACTGGTGTTGGCTCAAATGTTCTAGTAAATCAAACAACTGCTATAGAAAATACCGCACTAGGTAAAAGTGCTGGTGGCTCACTTACAACTGGACAAGAAAATGTACACATTGGTTCTAATGCAGGAACTAATGCTGTTGCTCATCAAACAGGTTCTAGATGTGTGATTATAGGTGCTTTTGCTGATGCAGCTACAAGCGGAGCTACTGATGCACAAGTTTTAGGATGGGATGTTACAGGTTCAGGTGGTTATACAACTGTTGGTAGCGGTACTTCTGATATAAGAGCTCAGAACGGCGTTGCTACTTGGGCAACTGTTTCAGATGAAAGAGTTAAAAAAGATATTACAGATGCAACAGCAGGATTATCTTTTATTAACGATTTAAGACCTAGAACTTTTAAATATAAAAACAAAGGTGATATACCTGAAGGATTTAAAGGTTATGAAGAAGGCTCTACAGAACCATATAAATTCTCAACGACTGAGCATGGTTTTATAGCTCAAGAAGTTAAAACAGTTATAGACAATCATTCTGAAATTGCTGATGGATTTAAAATGTGGTCTGAAAGAGAAACAGGTCAACAAGAAGTTGCAGAAGCAGCACTTATACCAATTCTAGTTAAAGCTTTGCAAGAAGCTGATGATAAAATAGATGCTTTAACTACTAGAATAGAAGCATTAGAAAGTTAATTTAAAAGGAGAATAATATGGCACAAACAGTAACAGAATGTCTAGCAGCAGGAACTGATAGCGTAAACTTAATTGACGGTGTAAAAGCTGGAACTTGGGATGTTACAGGAATGACCCAAACTGAAATCAATGAAATGGTACAAAGGAACGTAGACCATTTAGAACTTATTTTAGAATATGCACCTGTTGATAGTGATGATGATACTCCAAATGTAAAAGGTGCAGCAGATAGTAAAAAGACTACTCACGTTGCAGCTATTGCTACTGGTAAAAAATACATAACTGATAATAGTTGATCTTAACCAAACACACCGACAAGTGTGCATAAAACCATAGGAGGATATTATGGCTAATAAAGAAACTGTCAAACAAGAAGAAAACACCATTACTATTAATGGAAATGAAATTAAAGAATCAGAACTGACTGATCAACAAAAGTATTTAACAAGTCAATGCAAAGACTTGCTTAATAAAAAATCTAGGATTGAGTTTGAACTTGACCAAGTACAAGCCAGTCTTAATGTCTTTCAGCAGGCTTTAATAGATACTACTAAAGAGACGGCTGAAGAAATTTTAGAAGAAGGAGAAAAATAATGGTTGAATTAATAATGTGGATTACCACAATCGTTACGGTAGCTTCTATTGTAGCAGCAAGTACACCAACGCCTAAAGATGATGCCTGGATCGGTAAACTTTATAAGTTTGTAGATCTTTTAGCTTTAAACATAGGTAAAGCAAAGGAAAAGTAATATGGGTATTTTATCTAAATTTTGGGATAAAGTTACTGGCACTGAAAAAGTCCAAGTAAGATCCAGGAATAAAAAAGGTCATTATGTTGCAGATGATAAATCTACTCCTGACATTAACGAAGCTTACACTACAAAAAGAGTTAAGAAAAAAAGTAAGATTAACATAAACAACACAGGATAATGGCTAAAAAAGCACCTGATGCATTTGTATACAATGCTACATTAGAAAGAATTGTAGACGGTGATACTTTTGATTGTTGTTTAGATCTTGGCTTTGATGTAAAACTACACAAACAACGTGTTCGTTTGCATGGCATAGATACTCCAGAATCTCGTACTAGGGATCTTGCAGAAAAAAAACTAGGTCTTGCAGCAAAAGAAAGATTAAAAGAACTTTGTACTGGTAAGTTTAAAATTAAATCATTGGGCAAAGGTAAGTATGGCCGCATATTAGGAATACCATATACAGAAAATGGTAAAGACATTTGTCAAATGCTTATAGATGAAGGTCATGCAGTTGAGTACCATGGAGGTACCAAAAGTAAGGTTTGGGGTGATTATTAATGGCACAAGAAGTTTCATCAATATCTAGAGTTGGCACAACAGAACCTTTTGAACTACAAGTATCAAGAGGACAGGTTGCTTTTCATAAAACACAATTTAAGTTTGGTTTTAATCCTGATATAGACGATTCTTTAGAAACCGTATGGACTGAAGGTGGTTTATATAGTTACTTAACCTCTGCTACAGTCTTAAAAATATCTAGCTCTTCAGCAAATGATACATCAGCAGGAACTGGTGCAAGGACTATAACCATTAGTGGTCTTGATGCTAATTATGACGAGATAAGCGAATCCGTTACTCTTAATGGTCAAACAGCAGTAAATACTACACAATCTTTTTTAAGAGTATTCAGAATGATTGTCGATACAGCAGGATCTGGTGGTCAAAACGCTGGAGTTATATATGCAGGTACAGGTACAGTAACTTCTGGTGTGCCAGCTAATAAATATGGAACTATAGCTGTAGGTGATAATCAAAGTTTAATGTGTTTTTGGACTGTGCCTAGAGGTTATAACGCCTATTTACATCAAGTTGATATTAGCATGAATACTGAAGTGGCTAATAAATACGGTACAGTATCCTTAGTAGCAAGACCAGAGGGCAGAGTTTTTAACGTTAAGGATAAGTTTGCTTTATCACAAGATATTATTCATCAAGAGTTTAAACATCCAATAAAGTTTTCAGAAAAAACCGATTTAGAAGTAAGAGCTATAGCTAGTAGCTCAAACGCAAATCTTGCAGTATCTGCTGCTATGGATTTTATTTATATAGAAAAAAGACCTTTCCCTGCATAGTGGATTCTGTAGTTCAATTAATTAATGAAGTTGGTTTTCCAATAGCAGCAGCAATAGGTCTAGGTATGTTTATCTGGAAGCTAATTAATAAAATTATTGATGGTATGGAGACTAAAGTAGATGTTTTAGATGAAAAGGTATCTGCTCAAATATCAGAAATAGAAGCAAGATTAGGTCAAAAACTAGATTCACAACACGGTATATTAGTAGCTCTTATAGATAGAGTTAGATCCGTAGACAATGAGATTATTAGACAAGACACACTTCTCAAGACTATACTTGGAGTACCACAGCTTATGCACACAGATAGGTTAGCTAAAGCTGATAGAGATGACCAGAGGAAAGATTAATGGCTGCAAGTTATAAAAAAAGAGGACTTACAAAAAAAGAAATAGAACAAGAAGAAGCTGCAAAAGCTAGAGTGGGTGCATGGTTTTTATTTATGGGTTTAATTATATTTGCATTAGTTTTAGTTCAAAACACTAAAGCAGACGAAATGGTACATAAGTTTAAGTCTCCATCATTTTCTGGTATAGGTACATCTGCACACTATCTTACTATTGAGAATCAACAGTTTAATCGTAAGCAAGCACTAAAAGCAGAAATAAAAGCTTTACAAGACGAAATAGAAAGAGACAAAGAAAACACAACATTAGCTAGGTTTATTCGTAATTTAGAATCAAGAATATATGCACAATTATCAAGACAGCTAGTAGAAAACCTATTTGGAGAAACTCCTAGCGATAGTGGTGTGCTAGAGTTAGAAGGTAACAGGATAGAGTATAATGTTGTAGATGGAATAATAACTTTAAAAATAACAGACTCAGATGGCAATACGACAACTATATCCCTTCCTATTGGTAGCTTTACTTTCTAGCTGTGCATTAATAATAGATCCATTAGAAAACAACCTACCTCCATTCCAAAAAATAGAAAAACCTACAATAGGAACATTACTTGTTCCTGAACTAGCAAACATACAAACAGCTAACAAAAAAAAACCAGTTGTAGCTATTTATGCAGCTTCTTTCACAGATCAAACAGGACAAAGACGAAGTAATAGTTCATACGCAACTTTTTCATCAGCAGTAACCCAGGCACCAGACGCATACTTAATTAGAGCCTTAAAACACGCTGGTAGTAGATATGATGGTTTTTTTGAAGTGGTTGAAAGAGTTGGTTTAGACAATGTAACCAAAGAAAGACAAATTATTAGGAGTGCTAGACAAGAAAATAAAAATAAACAAAAGCTACCAGATCTATTATTTGCAGGTTTGATAATGCAAGGTGGCGTGATATCATACGAAAGCAACGTAAAATCTGGTGGTGCAGGTGCTAGATACTTAGGCATTGGAATGTCTAGGCAATACAAGCAAGACACCGTAACCATATCTTTACGCACAGTTTCCGTCAGTACAGGAAAGGTACTGCTAGAGGTTCTTGTAACCAAAACAATATTAAGTGCATCTATAAATCAAGATGTATTTAGGTTTATAACCGATTCAACAGAACTTGTTGAAATAGAAAACGGTTTAGTAAGAAACGAATCTATTAATATTGCCTTACAAACAGCTATAGAAACGGCTGTATTACAAACAATTAAGGAAGGAATTACAAATGGATATTGGAAAATTAATGAGCCTAATTGTACTGATGAATGTGTCAGTGCTATACGCGGCTGATAACGAAATATATATAGACCAAAGCGGTGCCACAGCAAACATAGACTTAGAACAGTTAGGATCATCTAACATTATTGGTGGTTTAAACTCTGTTGCAGGAACGCTTACAGCACTAGATTTGGATGGCTTAAACTTAACACTAGATATAAACCAAATAGGTAATACCAATAAATTTTTAGGCGATATTCTAGGTGATAATATTACAGGTTTTTTTGAATTTGATGGAGATAGTAATACCTTTACTATTCAAGGGGATCCTACAGACACTTATGGTATTGATGGCTCAGATTATAACGTAGACGTAACTGGTAGCTCTAATACTTTTACCTTAGATACAGGAACATCTGCACTTGCAGGTTCTCTTGATTTAGACTGGATTATTAATGGTGACAGCAACACATTTGATTTTGATATAAACTATGATGGTGCTACTAACTATGTAGATGTAGATGGAGATAGCAACACAGTAAACTTTACAGGAAGCGGATATGCAGGTGGTTACTTCTATCTCGACCAAACAGGAAACAGCAGAACATTCAACATCATACAGTCATCAACTCTTGCTAGTGATTGGCTACAGATTAACTCTACTGGTTCTAACGGTACTGTTTGTGTCGTTCAGAACGATGGCGGAACAACCACAAGCTGTTGATATAGGAAATGTATCTGAACTAAATGGTTCAGCACAAATTGTAAGAGACAAGCCATATCAAGCAGAAGAGTCTTTTGAAATACAACAAAATGATGAAGCCATTACTACCAATGGGCGTATGGCTATTACGTTCCTGGACGACTCCAAAGTAAGACTTACAGAAAACTCTCAGCTCACCATAGACGAATACATCTTTGACCCTAACCCCAGTAAATCTAAAATGGCTATTACCTTTGGTTTAGGTACAGCTAGGTTTATTACTGGCGGTCTAAACAAAATAGATAAAAACAATATAGATCTTAAAACACCCACAGCAAACATAGCAATTCGTGGTACTGATTTCACAGTTACGGTAGATGAAATCGGCAGGTCTTTGC